GTCTTGTCCATTAAATCGGACGGGGTCCTAAGATAAAAAATCTTTGAGTCATGTACAGCATTAATCATCTTATTTAGATCAGATTCAGTATATCCTAACATAGGTAGTACTCATCCTTTTCTGTATAGCCATAGTACTCGTTGTACTGTTGCTTTAACTCAGGTGAAGCATATTCCATAAACCGATATTCTGCATAATCGGTACCTTCGTCCAACATTGCATTGCTCCAGTTATCAAATAGTTCCTCGCCAATTTCCTGTATCATGGCACCTGTAATGTGCTCTGCTACTGTATCTATAAATTGTTCCATTATACTTCCGCCTTTTCTGTAGATTCCAATAATACCATGTGGGTCTGACATTTTGCCATAGCCTCTTCATCCTGCCAAGAACCTTGATTGCATTCTGAGCAGAATTCACCACAGCCGTCTTCACAATAGTCAATGCAGTCAAAAGACTGACATGCATAGCAACGATTATCATAATTAATTAGTTCTTTAACCTCACCACGGACAATCTCATACTCCCCACCCCAACCTGTTTCTTCCTCAAACTCTAATGTGAGCAGGCAGTTAGGAACAAGATTACTTAGTTTAGTTAAGATAGTTACTGCAGGAGACCAAGCAGTCTCATACTTATAGATAACCCAATTGTCATCACCCTCAGACTTATATTCAATTAGTTCCGTGTTAGGATACTTCTCGTCATCTGATACGGCTACATCCCACTTAGTTCCCCAATTAGAGTTATTCCATGAATACCAATCCTTCTGAGTTTTAGCAAACTCAACAGACTTTCTAAACCAATCAGGGTCATTCATATCTAAGTTGCCACGGTCAGGCTGGCAGGCATATTCCTCATCAGTAATTCCTTCATCTTTATATGAGTGGATATTAAAGAAGGCAAAGACAGGATTACTATAGGTAACCTCTTTAAATTTGGTCGGGAATCCATGAGCATTAATATCACCCATACCATATGTCTCTATTGCTAATGTAAAAGGCTTATTCAATCTATCTTTAATCATATCTACCTCAGACTTAGGTCCTTGGATAGTTAATGTGTTGTAACACCAATTTGGCATTATATCTCCTTTCGATATGACCTAATTATATAATAGACCACTGACATTTGTCTATGCTATATGGGTGTGATACGGACCACATTGATCAAAGCTATATGATCAAGATCACAAATTTCCAGGGATTATATATTGACACCGTAAAAGAGATATGATACCCTCACGTCTTTTGCGGGCCAAATGAAAAATCCCCCAGGCAAGCTGGAGGATCTTAAGATAAGCAAGGCTGCTAGCAGAACGAAAGGAATTTAGTAAACGCTGCTTTACTTAGCGACTTGGGAGGTCCCTGGTAGCCGCACCTTACTTTTAGTAAAAAGGCCCGCTAGGACCTAATTACTATTATATCATATTGCAGGCAACTAAACCGAGATAGTTACGTCTGCGTACTTTTCTACGAAGTTTGACAGGTCCATGGTAAAGATTGCTTGATTGCTCATGCCGCTTACCTTGTTGTCCTTGTCATTGCGTGGTGCCTCTTCATGAAGACTAAATGTCTGTTGGTCGAAGTCAACGATAGCAATCTTGTGCTCGTTGTCTCCAATCTCATTTACATATAGACCCCAGCCTGTTTCTGAATTCCAGTCGTTATTAATCATCTGACTGATTGTGATACGTGTTGCATATGAAGGGTCCGACCAGCGAGGACGTGCCTTAAACACTGCCTCTGCCAATTGTGATAGCATGTTATGTCCAGCCCAGTGCCCGTATAGCACGATTGTATTACCGTTTGGCTGTACGAAGCCAAAGTTTGCTCTATCTCCCATTTTATTCCGCCTTTTCTAGTATAGGTGCTGCTTCTTCTGTTTTATTTAATTCTATCACTTCGTAAGCCTTTTTGTCAAGGGCCCCTCTGTGTTTATTGTAATGATGGCTGCACATAGCTAGCTCACCATCTAATAGTTTAATTATATATGAGGCACGAGCTACGCTGCATGCATCACAGTAATAAACTAGATCCAGATCCTCAGAGGTCATAGTCAACGGTTCCAAATTCTAGGCGGTCAGCAATGTCATCGTATGCTGGACCATCCTCAGACTTTTCAGCCCATAGTCTAATGTTGGCGATAATTACTTCACGAGTAAATTTAACGCCGTCCTCAAAGCCATCTTGGTAATCCATTTTATCTCCCTGTATATCCTGTCGGTTCGTAGTCTGAGACATAAGTTTCTTTTAAATTAAACTTATCACGAATGCGACTTACTTTCTCAATACTACCAGTTCCAACATTGAATGTCAATGGCGATAATGCTTGAGGGTCAAGTCCCATTATTTGTGCATCCCAATAAGCCATCTCCATGGATAGCCTATCGGGAGCAGTCAACTCAAAATACATTAGGATTCTCTAACATCTTCTGTATGATATTCATCAATAACTACATCGCCATTATAGCAGTCAACTGTAATATCATTTACAAAGTCATCGAGGTCAAAGTCTTCGTACTCTGCAAGAGGAACGTTTACACGACCTGAGAAATAAATTGTGCCTTCGAATCGAACTTCCTTCTTTGGCTGGTAATCAAGAATCTCGCAGAGGTCATTAAGAATTTCTTCTTTCTCTGTGTTAGGATTAAACCAAGACTCTTCGCTTAAGTTATCAATAATCTTAGATATCTGTCCATTAGAAATAGAGAGTTGATCTCCAAGTCTCTTAATTCTATCTAACTTATATTCCAACTCGTTAACCTTGATTGTTGGATATGTTGCGGTACCGTCGATAATATCCTTGTATGTCACAAGAACATTAGCATCGTATGATAGTGGAACTGCAGGTGTTACTGTTGCTCCATATGTATCTGTTTCCATTGTGTTCCTTTCGTTTGTAGGTTGTATTGTAGCATGTTGAACTGACAATAAAGTTGGCTTACGTCCACACGGGCATGTGATTTCCACCACACCCGACGGGAATCCGAATCCATCTGAAGATGTTACTTCAATTAAGCAATCACATTTATCAGGGTCGCAGGCAAATGTATATTTGGATGATACTAATTCATTGGTCATGCGAGTATTGTACACCTGGCTACTGACATTTACAATAGAATTCAGGGCTTTTTTTATGTGATCCGTAACACAGAAATCCTGCCTTCAAGCTTGCGGGCGTCTCACATATTGATATGCGATTCGTATGGGATTTGAACCCACGATCTCTACCGTGACAGGGTAGCGCTTTAACCGCTAAGCTAACGAACCAAATAAAACGGGGGAGATTTCTCTCCCCCGTTGCAAATCATTTTTTTAGAATGATTTTACCAACTTGAGAATTTTATTTTTCTCAGCAGTTAGAACAGGGTCAAAGCCAGAAGCACCAGCCATTAGTGATTCAGAATTGCCACGACCAGAACGGAAGTAATCAAGGCGTTCAGTAAGCGCATTGAAAGCACCCCATTTTGTTCCCTTGATATTAGCGTTAGTAGGTGAGTTATGATAAAGGTCATCTAGCAAGACAACTTTATTCTCCCACTTTTTCAAAGCACCCTTAGAATCCTTTTCAGGCTTAGGATAAATTGTTTGAATCAACTTAGAGAATTCAGCGTTAGTAATCTCTTGCTTGAAGAGTTCTTGCGCCTCTTTCTCAAATTCATCAAAGTATCCGAGAGCAAGCCCAAGAGTTTCACGAGCAACTTGAATTCGACCTTCAACAGATTGAGTATGGCGAATCTTGAATGATTGCTTAGCATTACGCATAGCAAGATTCAAAGTGTTTTGGCATACAACACGAACAGGTGTAATCGCTGCTTGAACAGCAACAGAGCCGTCGTGTGAAGTCCATACGATTAAATAAAGTTTTGTTTGGTCATTAGCACCTTGTGGGTCTAATACCATAGTTCTAGGAATATCAACAGTTCCGAAAACTACTTTACCTTTTTTGAGAGAGCCAGCAGATTCCCAACGGCACTCAGGGTTAGCGTCGTGAATGTTATCAGCGAAAGCGAATAACTCTTCATTTTGTAATACGTGATAACGCTTACCAACAGTAGCAAGAACATCAGTTCCGCCGTTGAATGGGTTAGTGCGTAGCACTAGAGAATTCTCAGATACATCGTTGAATGTTTCAGGAATATAATCGGTCAATGGAGATAAGCGAACATTCCAATTGGATAGTTTTGCTTCATCAAGCATTGTTTGAGTGCTAACATCTTCATCTTGATTGAAGATACGATTAGCGAGATTATGCCAAGCGGGTTTTCCACGCAAAGCAAAGGCAACATCGTTGCCGTTTGTTTCTAGGTTATGAGCCATAGATTTTTCCTTTCGATAGTTTGTTAGATTTATTATATCAAAGGGGTCTGACATTGTCTAGATTAGTTAGTCATTTGTCCAAATTGTCCGATGTGATTAATCTCACAAATTTTGGGGGATTGTGGATAACTATCGTAAGGCTGTGGATAACCCCGCAGCTATTGCGGGCCAGCTTGGGAAATGGGGCGGGGATCTAGATGATTACACGACACAAACCCGCCCCAAGATTATTATCCAAGCAATTTAGTTAGTTCAGTTTTTGGTGGAAGCGATTCACGATTTAGAATTAGAGCAGTTGTCTTTTTCTTTTTTAGATTATCAAAAACATAAGCACGAATAGTTCCGTCAAACTTACGCAAATTAGAAAACACTAACTCAGTTAGGTATTCTTTATCTACACCTTGTTCAGAATAGATAGTCAAATCATTTGCTTTGTTTTCGTCATAGATTTCTACACGATAACGATTTTTCATTTTGTTCCTTTGTTAGTAGGGATAATAATTATAACATTGGGGGCTAGATTTTGTCTAGCCCCCACCTGTATTACTTACCGATTTTTACCATAGCATAACGCATACCTGAGCCTGTATCTAATCTTAGTTTAGTTAGATTAGGGCGGATAGAGATTATCTCAGTTATGCTACCTGTAATACCTGATTTACCTGTGGTGAATATATCTCCCTTGCGGTAGAAGCGACCACGCTTTACATCTAGTATTGGCGACATTTGATTTCCTTTCGTTAGTAGGTGGGTTGAGTAGTTTATAGTCATACTCAGGACTTTGCTTGTTATTTATAGATAACGAGCAATAGCGTTGTATGTGGAAGTATTTACAACTTCCTCATCTGTCATTTTGAGAATACGGATAGCGTTATCTATTTCCTCGCACATTTCGTTGTAAGTGTGGCGGTGGATTTGCTCGTAGTCTTTTTCAGGTTCAGCAGGGAAGTCTTTGCCATTACAAGTTATGTCAAAATCAACATTGAGAGTTTTGTTGTATGAGCGATAGTTGGTGCGAAGGTTCTCAGCCTTTGTGAAATTAGCAATAGCCCATTGACCAATTTCCTTCTGCCACTTCTCACGAGCCTTCTGATACTTAGCCTCGTTCTCGTCTTGCTTTGCGTAGTCAGCCTTTACTTTGGCTAACTTTGTTTCTAAGGCTTTGATAACCTTAGCAGTAGGTATTTTTACCTGTATTGCTTTTCCTCTTGTCATTTGTTTTTCCTTTCGTTCGGTTGGTTGGTAAGTATAGCAGGGACTACTGACATTGTAGTCCCCGCCATTTTATTACTTAGCAGATACGCTAGTCCAGCGTTCTGCGCCTTCTACATCAAGCAGAATACGAGCCACGCCTGATGGGTGGTTATCTACTGCCTTGATTATTCCTGTAATACCACTCGTTGTGGTTGTGTAGGTCTGTCCGACCTCTAGTGTTGCGTTTGTCATTTGTTTCCTTTCGTTAGGTGTTTATTATAGCGGATACTACTGACATTTAGTATCCGTATCTCATTATTTGAGAAAGTTATTGTGTGATACTAATCACACTCAGGAAGCCACGCCTCTAAGTGGTGTTGTTCTACGATAGCCCAAGCGGGGGCTACATTGAAGCCCTTATAGAATACGCCTTCGGGCATTGGTATCTCTCGATCAAAATCCTCATCATAGTAAGCATCAAGAGCATCTATGCAAGGTTGCACCATAGATACGGGAACGGGTGGATAGTGATTACTCGTCAAGTGTATCTGTAATTGTGTTTCTAAGTCCAAGTCTAGTAAATCATTACTAGCCAAGTCATAAGCCATATTACTTCCCATTGTTATCCTCCTCTAGGATAGTTTCGGATAGGTTGTCCATTTCGTCTATTGTATCGCATAGGGCTGACATTTCTGCCTTTGTAAGCAATATCTTAGTTATGCTATCCGCTACTTTAGCAGACAAGGCGCATGAATACATAAATAGATATTTAGCGAATACCTCATCAGGTAATTCGTTTCTGCGTTCATGCAATTCACCCGCAAGCCCCATGATATCCTCATCAAACATGCTTTCTTTGCTTGCGTCTAATAATGCTAAGGCGGTTGATAACATTAGAGAACGACCTTTAGTGTTGCATAAGAATTGCCTGCGTTCAATTCATCTATGGCAGGCTTTAGAGTAGGTGCAAGTAATTCTTTTAGCATACCTTCTAGCATAGCAATTTGCATTTCTTGAGGTAGCGCAAGCAGGCGTTGTGCGGTTGGGTTAGTTTCATCTAATTCAGTTATGAATTGTAGAGAGTGTTTGATAGTTTTCATTTGTTTCCTTTCGTTGTTGGTAAGTAGCAATTATAGCGGAAGCCACCGACATTTATTGGATTCGGGCTACATTTTCAGGGTGATAAATCTCACATTCTTAACGACACGCCCGACCCCGCTCTCTTGCGGGCCTAAGCCTGGAGCTCTTCGCTCCAGATCTCAGGATCCACTTCTGCTAAATATTCTTTAGCAGCTTTTTTTTCTTCATCGTTACCAACCACGGAATTAATTAATGCATTAAAATATTTCAGCTCCGCCATTTTTATTTCTCCTTTATTTTTTCGTTGCGCTAAATCTAATATCCGCTTTACCATAAACACACAATCCGCATGACACGCAGGCGGAACCGTTAGTTGAAATTAGCGGAATGCTTTTATTATTTTCAGGACACTTAGCACCAGGCTTGCCCGTTAATTCTTTCATAACACTTTCAGTCATTGCGAATGTCTTTCCTAGATAAGCAAGACGAATGCCTTCATTTACTTTTAGTTCGTGACCAATTTCTTTATTCTCATCATCCGTTGAATAATATAGAGAAAGATTAGATATATCTTTAAGAATAAGAGCGGCAGACTTAACACGTGTATAAACCCAGAATTGAATATCGGGATGAGTTTCGATAATAGTCTTCCAGGCATAGGTATAGGTATCGTTAAAGAAATCTCCGTCCCAGTGGATACGAAATAACTTAGGCGCATTTTTCTTATTACAATCGACTACAAATTCTGCAATCATATCTTTAAGTAAAGACACCATTGTGTCATTATCTGCATTGCGTAGCAATTCCCAGTTGTGCAATAAGTTTTTCTTTACTGCAGGGAAGAGTTTTTCGAGTTTTCCTGCGTAGCAAACACTCTCACAAATACTAGTGGCACCAGGGCATGAATAATTTTTTCCTGCAGGGAGACCGAACGTGTTCGCAATTGCGGCTTGCTTTCCATTTTTTGTGACAAGGTTAGCCACCTTTCTATCATGGGACCGTTTAAGTTTCATTGGAGTAATTATATCAATTAGGTCTGACATTATAAATCCCCCATTTCTGCATCAGCCATTCTTGACTGCATACGGAATTCATCTCTTTCGAATAAATCAAAGAATTTCATTTCTGAACGCTCAAGGTCACAAGTCCAGCAAATTATGCCGTCAAACAATTCCGTTTCATCACGGCAGTCTGCACAATTAGCAATAATTACAGGTTCGGTTGTAGCATAGAATTCATCAAAGAATTCATCATTTTCGTATTTCATAAGTTGGCCTTTCGTTGGTGGAATAGCAAGTATAGCAGGACTGACTGACATTTTACGCAACACGCTGCAGATTTCAGGGTGTTTTTAATCACATCCGTAACGACACGCCCGACTCCGCAGCTCTGCGGGCTTTGTCGACAATTTACTGATCCATTTTATTTTTATGTTTTATTTTGCGTGTGTATTTTTTTTTATTGCGAACAGGTTGCGCCGCATTACTGCGACGCAATTCCTGAATTCGTTTTACTTTATCTTGAAGTGAAGTTAGGAACATTATACCCACTCGCTTCGTGAAATCGTTTTACATCAAACCGCTCATTATCTTTCGCAAACATTTCAGCGAAATCATTTACGATTTTAGAAAATACAGCAGGGTGCGTTTTATTGCTTGCGTATTTTAATATTTCAGCGGTAGCAATATAATCTTTTCGGGTCATCATATTATTTGCCTCCAATAAATCCAGCACGATTAAAGTTTTTAGTATACATTTTGCCCGTTGGCAAAGATAAATTATAGGTTGCTAATTCTTTAGCAAATCCTACATCTATACATTTAATTAAATAATCGGTGAAGGCTTCTAGTCCGTCAGAGTATTTTACAGATAACTCCAATTTTCCGTCATAGTAAGTATCTAGTCTATACATTAGTTTCCCTTTCGTTAGTTGAGCATTGGCATTTTGTTAGTTGTATTGTATCACCTACCACCGACAAGGTGGCAAGTGTTGAGCAATTATCGCAAATAAATATTTCCATTTATTTTGTTTCCACATTTAAGGCGTGTGGATTACATTGGCAGGTTTCTACATCATAAGCATTTTCATTTCCGTAGAATAGCCAGCCGTATCCGTAGCACATTTCGCAATTTACTATGTCGTATAGTGCTTCTTTCATTTTTCCCATTTTAGGTTTTCCCTTTCGTTTGTTTGTTTAGTAATTATAGCCTAAGCCACTGACATTTTTAGTCGGCTTCGGGGGTAGTGAATACGCCCTTATTGAGCAAGCCCACCTCAAGGGTGAATAATTCATCGGGGGTGGCTTCGGATAAATCTACCCAGCCAGCACCCTCATCATTTAGGCGAAATATTTCTATGTATCCCATTTATTCACCTTCCGCAATTTCCACCGCAATAATTCGGTATTGGTCTTTTAGTGAATAAGGTGTGCGGATTAGCACCTTATAGGCTTGGCGATTAGAGCCATACCATTGGTCGGATTTTTCAGCGGTGATAATTGTTCCGCTAAGTGATTTAGACTTATACTCTTTATCTTGTAGTAGTCTTTCTATTGTGTATAGATTAGCCATTGGGCTACCTTCTTTCTTTTTGTTTAGAGTAGTATTATACCAAAACCCACCGACATTTTCATATTACTTTCCAGTATTCTCATATAGTAAGACGCTCAAGTCGTGTGTTCTTTATCACATTTTGCCTGTGGACGACACGCCCGACACGCCACGACACGCCCAAAAGTTATCCACAGATTTCAGGGTGTTTTTAATCACATCCGTAAGACACGCCCGACCCCGCACAGAGCTGCGGGCTTGTCAAGCCGACACGCCGTAGTGTCGGTGTGATTTACCTCACATTTTAATTTGTGATCCGTTTGCTAATTTTTCATTTCTGAAACATTAGCGTCGTGATAATTTACGGTAATTTCATTTCCAAATTCAGAAACTAATTCATCATAAATTTCATCTTGATAATTTAAGTAATCGTTCATTATTTATTTTCCTCCTTAACATTAAAGGTATTTTCTAATATATTATTAGCATTAGTTAATGCATTAACTGCACTAGTTATTTTCCAATTTAGCACGATACAATTATCACACATAGGAGGGATACCGTGCTTAGATACATAAGCGGTATTTGCAAAACATATTTCACAAAGTTTTTTTATCATTATGATAACCAACTTTCGTTAGTATAAGCGAGCCACTCGCCTAAAGTCATAAGACCTTTATATTCATTACATTTTACGCAATAGAATTCGCTTGCGTAGTCTGAGCAAAATACGCAGACAATTAGATTAGCCTCATCGGCTTGGACATTAGAGAGAGTAATCTCTCGGATTAGTGTAGTCATTATTGACCACCTTTCTTAGCGGATTTCTTTACCGCTTGTTTTTCTTTATACTGGAATTATAGCAGGGGGGTCTGACATTTACTGACCAGTAATGCCGCAAATCGGACATTTTGAAATGTGTTTAAAATCACATCGCTTTTTTACGCTCAAAAATCAAGGGTGTTTAATATCACACCCGTAACGACACGCCCGACGCCGCAGCTCTGCGGGCTTGTCAAGCCGACACGCCGATAATTAGCGCAAATCTTTTGTGAGTTCCCTCACATCTTCTTTTAGCATTGGCCACGCCATACGCCATAAAGATACGACGGAAACTAGCAAGGCTAATTGGACTAGTGTAGTTAATAAGCGATTAGTAGTCATTTTTATTCTTTCTCTTATAAATCTTATAAGCGATTAGTAGGGCGGTAGTAATAGCGATAGTGTGCCAGGGTAAGTAGATAGCCCCTAAGAAACTATCAAACTCTAATCCATATTCGTTAGATATAATTAACTCAAATCCGTTTATAGTCATTAGATTATCTCCAATTCGTCTAGTTCTGTATCGCTTAGTTCATCAAGCGAAATTATTTCTACACCGAAATATTCTTCTTCGGTTTCTTCATTTTCTAATTCTAGTTCATCATCTAGGTGGCGGTAAGCATCTGCCACATCTGCTTGGATAGTATCCCATTTAGTCATCATTAGTTTTGTTCTACCTTTCGCATATGTGCTACGACATTACTAGAAACTTTCTGTAAGTCTTTTACTACCTTATTCATTTCATCTGCTGATGAAGCCTTGAAGTCAACGCCTAGTAGTTGTGCGCCGTCCCATAGTGAGTATGTTATTGTCATTTTATTTTCTATTCCTTTTCGTTAGTTTGTTTATTGTTAGTAATTGTAGCGTATGCTACTGACATTACCTAGCATAGGGCTAGGTGTGTCGGTGTGATTTATACCACAGCCTTACATGAGCCGTTAGAGGCTCTCCAAGCCGTCCAACCGCTAAGGCGGTCGGTGTCCTCATTATAGTATGAGGTAATTGTCTTACCGCAATTCTTACATGAAGCGGATAGGTCGGTATCATTACCGCTTATGCTCTCTCCATTAGGAGAGTGAGCCATAAAGCCTAGAGCCTTTAGTATTGTAGTTTCATTTATCATTTTAGTTATCCTTTCTAAGATACTTTCGTGTTGGTTGGTCTAACTTATTTGCTCTTATTTGCTAGGCTCACCTTTCGGATTATTTGCTAGGCTCAGAGGCTCATTTAGACTTAATTCTTTATTTAATTTTCTTTATACTATAATCCTAGCAGGGGGGACTGACATTTAGGGGGGTTACTGGCAAGTATTCACAAACTATTTTTGTGATTAGCATCACACTCACGCTCAGAGTTAAATATATATGGGCGCACTAACTAGACAAAACGGACATTTATAAACCCTGGATCATACAAAATAAAACTATATTAACATTTTAGTAAACCTAAATTCCTAATCAACTAAAAATATTTTTACTCAAAGTGTTGACTCAACAAAATCTCCCATGTTATAATTCTCTAGCACAGTAGTTTTCGGAGATCGCATCAAGGGTTTAAACTTGTGTAGCAACCATACCAAGGAAGCTGGCCGTAAAAGGTTCAACCGATGAATCCGCACCAAAAGTCGTTGGATTTCGGGGATATGTATATAATTTCTATATGCATGCCCATAGGGTTTATATAGCAAACCCCCAAGGTAGCAAAGGATGATTAAATTGGGTAAAAGGATAAATTGGGAATATGCAAAAATTAGAGATAAAGTAAGTGCTATTCCATTTGACAATTCATATGATTGGCGGGAATTAAAATCTGTGAGAGATGTTGAATGTGAAGCATGTAAAAGAAGAATTCATAAGGGGCAAAAAATGCTATGGAATGTAAATACAAAAACTGTAATGCATTTGGCCAATGAGTGTAAGCTATGGTAGAGTTAATAATTTCTAAAAGTAAGATATCTTTAACATCTAAAATTTTATCTGTAGCTATACACATATCTATGTTACTTGCCAGTACACAATTAAATACTTTTATTATGCAGATGGATCCACATACTTCTATACTTAGATATATATCTTAGTTGACTAGAATATTATAATATTATATAATTAAACAATGGCCTCAACTCGATTAGTAACTTGTGATAAATGTGGGCGGGAAATCGAAGTAAGATCTGGATTTGCCCATATGACATTATCTAATCACCAAAAGAACTGCAAGTGATATAATTGTACTATGCATGATCATAATAATATAACTTTAGCCACAGGTTCAGGAATCACTGAAATGCAACTCATGTGGTTCATAATGTGTATAATGGCTATTCATCACACCTGGATGTGGTGGAAAATGCGTTCAAAGAAATGCAATTGTAAAAAATAATTTTATTAACATTTTGTTAATATTGAAATACTAGTCGACTAGGATATATATGCCAGAGAATGAAAATACATCTTGTTTTACATACAAGGTTGAAATGATTATCCAGATATTAGCAGCAGATCAAGAAACAGCTAGACTTCAACTAGATGATAAGGGTGGATATGTAACATCACGAAAAGTTACATTCATGGATTCAGTTCAAGTTTATAAAGGTAATAAGTTAACTAAGAAAGATAAAGAAGCTTTACCTTAATTAATTAAAAAGGCGGGATAGCTAAGAAATTTTCTTTGCTACAATTAAGCCATATGAGACCTATCTTGGGTACAAAGTACCAATGAAGTCTGAAAAGCTCTCTATAGCCAAGCAGAAGGCTTATTTGGCCCAATACCTTAGAGACCTTAAGACAAAGACTCCTTGCATCGACTGTGGGATAAATTATCCATACTATGTTATGGACTTTGACCACGTAAGAGGTCGCAAACATGCAAATGTTATGGAATTAGTATCCACATTGTCTAAGAAGAAGATTGATGAAGAAATAGCTAAATGTGAGATCGTATGTTCTAATTGTCATCGTATTAGGACTCATGTGAGAAGAATGGCTAAAAAGGGTAAATAGTATATTGTTTCATGTGAAACATTGTCTTCTCTTCCCGCCGCACTTTTTTCGGGCGCACTTTTAATTTCGCACTATATTTAGTATAATGATTATTCAGGCGAATATTGCATAGTGGTAGTGCGTAACCTTGCCAAGGTTAATGTGCGGGTCCGATTCCCGCTATTCGCTCCAAAAAGAAAAAATCCCAATCAGAGGCGGATCCGATTGGGTTTTCCTAGTGTATTGCTACACATTATACTGGGAGCTTAATCTGTGGGATGCTACAACCAGTACATAATTATTATAAAATAACTACTGTTCTAAGTCAATAGTGTCTTGCACAAAGTTTATGTCGGTATCTGGAGTATCTGGAACAAATGATGGGGTAGGCCCAAGTAGGTATCCTTGATTATGATATTCAACCATTTTGGATGTATCCTCTGACCCTACCAATTTATTTGATATAAGGGTAAGTAGGTCGTATATTCTGTGTAGCATAATATAATTAACCATTGGTAGGTTATCTTCTAAATTCTGTGGTTGTTCTTTATTTTCCGTCATTAGATGGTCTTCCTAAATCTTCCCAAAACTTTTCCCGCCCCATGGCGTCAGTATCTTTTATAGTCCCGCCTTCAGTTTGAATGTCTTTGAACGGATTCTCTAATTGTGTCATAATACTCGCTCCCTATCACCTTCTTGTAATTGCAGGACAAACAATACAAGTATATCTCATCTTCCATGTTTTGATTACAAAAAAGAGGGCCCTGATCCATTGGACATTCAAGCCGTGGAACAAGACCCTCTTCTGATAGGCGAATGTATTTAGATACGTACTGTATCTTTTTCATTCATCCCCCTTAATTTTTTGGAAACTCAGGTATGAGATTCCTGGCCTTACCTATTGAGTTAGGCCAAGACGACCAATCTTTGCCGCCTTTGGTCATGTAATACGTTATCTCTGCGTTTGTTACTGGATCAAATAATTCCTTATTTGAAACTAATTCGAATTTATCTTTACGATCATCACCAAGTTGCCCTAGCATATTGATCTGAAAAATTCCGTAAGATTTGTCTCCAGTCCGAGTGTTATCGTTTAGGGCTAATGGTCTTCCATTAGATTCTACACGAGCAACAGCCCAAGCTGTTTTTAAAGCAATTCCCTCAAAGCCTACAGCCCATAGTAAATCTTTTAAATCTTCAGGTGCAAGCATTTCTGAGTGCTTATAAGTTTCATTACTGAACTTATCTATTATTTCTCTCTTTAGTTGTCTTTCAGTTTTTTCAACCTTAACTGCTGGTTGATTTGTTAACGCTTGTGTTACTGTTGGACCAGGCTGGACAGTAAATAGAAATAGTGTTATCATTCCTATATAAGACCAGTTATGAGCAACATCACTCAAACGTTCTTTAATTTTCTCCATTGGCATTTCCTCCTCTAGAGATAACGAACTATAATAGTAGCATTACTTGACAGTAGGTGTCAAGCTAGTCAACCAGAAAGATTTAATGGAAATATCATATTCTACGCCTAGATCCAACTTGACAACCAAGAATGGATACGGTCACGCTGGATTTAAAGTGGCGGAAGCGTTGACAAAAATGGGTCATAGATTAACTTATCAAAACCCTAAAGCTAAATTACAAATTAATTTTTCACAACCTACAAATTATAAATTACATAGAAATCAATATCAGATTGGTTATACTCCATGGGAATCAACAGTTATTCCAGAGTTGTGGAGAGAAAAAATAAATGCTTGTAATGAATTTTGGACAACATCTCAATGGTGTAAAGACGTATATGAGAATAATGGATTTAAGGTATCTAATGTTTTCCCGCATGGCATAGATCCAATGTGGTCACCTAAAAAGCGTAAGTCTACTAATGTTATAAAGTTTTTACATGTTGGAGAACCAGCAGAAAGAAAAGGCGGACAAGATACAGTAAACGCATTTATAAAAGCCTTTGGCAATAATCCTAACTATACATTAACAATAAAGGCACACAAGTCTAGCGTTGTAAGAGTATATGATAAAGAGGGAAGCATTCTAGGACTTCCCCACGAAATGTACAGCAATATCAAGTTAGATGAAAGGGAGTTAGAAGATAACGAGCTAGTAGACATGTATCATCAACATGATGTTATGATCTATCCTACTTATGGAGAAGGGTTCGGATTTATTCCTTTCCAGGCACTTGCAACAGGCATGCCAGTTATATCAACATATGAATGGGCAGACTACAAAAAGTATTTAGGTCCCCTAAAGTTGAACTCCACACTTATAGACTCCCCTTGGAATGTAATGCATCCTGGAAAAGTTTATAAGCCAGACAGCAATCATTTAGTTAGTTTAATAGAAGATGCAGCAATTAATTTTAAAGCATACTCTGGATACTATTATGCTCAGTCAACTGAAATACATAAAGAATATAATTGGGATCAGTTGACTAATAAAGCTTTTGAAGAAGTATTTAAAAAAATATCATAACCCCTTCCCCTTTGGATTAAAGTTTGGTAGAATTGGACTTCAACTAAAAAATCATATAACCGCAGGGCGGAGAAAAGGTGTTATTTAAAAATGTCAAGAACTATTGAAAACCCATACGAAAACTTTATTGCATTATCACGTTATGCAAGATGGATATCAGAAGATAACCGTCGTGAAACATGGGGTGAAACAGTAGATAGATATTTTGACTTTATGACAGATCATCTAAACAAAAATCATTCATACGTGCCAGATGAAAAACTTCTTAAAGAATTAAAAGATGCAGTTTATAATCGCAATGTGATGCCATCAATGAGATCGGTGATGACTGCAGGTGCTGCATTAGATAGAGATCATGTTGCAGGATATAACTGTTCATTTGTTCCAGTAGACTCACCACGTTCATTTGATGAGACAATGTATATCTTAATGTGTGGAACAGGTGTTGGTTTCTCTGTAGAATACAAGTATGTTAATAAACTTCCTGCCGTTCCAGAAGCATTTGAAAAGTCTACAACTGTAATTGTTGTTGAAGATTCAAAAACTGGTTGGGCAAAGGCTTACCGTGAACTGCTTGCAATGCTATGGGCAGGACAAGTTCCAGCAATTGATGTAAGCAAACTACGTCCAGCAGGTGCACGTCTTAAGACAATGGGTGGTCGTTCATCAGGCCCACAGCCATTGATTAATTTATTTGATTTTACAATTGCAAAGTTTAAGGTTGCAGCTGGTCGCCAGCTAAAGCCAATTGAGGCACACGATATTATGTGTAAGATTGGAGAAGTTGTAGTAGTTGGCGGAGTTCGTCGTTCTGCAATGATTTCACTTTCTAATATTAATGATATTGAAATGGCACAAGCAAAGTCTGGTAACTGGTGGGAAAATAATTCACAACGTGCTCTTTCAAATAACTCTGTTGCGTATTCTCGCAAACCAGAGATGGAACAGTTTATTGCAGAATGGAAATCACTCTATGACTCAAAGTCTGGTGAACGTGGAATCTACAACGTTGCAGCAGCCCAAAAGCAGGCAGCTAAATACGGACGCAGGGATCCTGAAGTACACTATGGAACAAACCCTTGCTCGGAAATTATTCTCCGTCCTTATCAGTTTTGTAATCTTTCAGAAGTCGTATTACGTGAAAAGGATACAAAGAAGGATATCGAAAGAAAAGTCGAGCTTGCAACAATTCTTGGGACATGGCAAGCAACACTAACAGATTTTAAGTACCTTCGCAAGATTTGGAAAGACAACACAGAAGAAGAGCGCCTACTTGGAGTTTCTTTAACTGGACAATTCGGACATAAGTTTATGTCAGGCAAAGAAGACCTAGTTTCGCTAGAAGCATTTTTAATGACTCTCAGAGAATCAGCAAGAAAAGTAAATACAGAAGAGGCTGGGAAAATTGGGATTCCGCAGTCTGCCGCTATTACATGTGTAAAGCCTTCAGGTACAGTATCTCAATTGGTCGGGGTGTCTTCAGGAATGCATGCATGGCATTCTCCATATTACATTCGTACTGTTCGTGGTTCAAAGGGAGATCCAATTTCTACATTTTTGAAGGAAGTTGGAATTCCAGTAGAAGATGATGTAATGAAGCCAAACGATACATACGTATTTTCATTTCCAGTAAAAGCACCAGAAGGTGCAATTGTCAGAAACGATCTAACAGCAATTGAGCACTTAAACATTTGGTTAGTTTATCAACGTGCATGGTGTGAGCACAAGCCATCTATTACAGTATCTGTAAAAGAAGATGAGTGGATGGAAGTTGGGGCATGGGTATACAAGCACTTTGATGAAGTATCAGGTATTTCATTCCTGCCGCACTCAGATCACTCTTATAAGCAAGCTCCTTACCAAGAAGTTTCTAAAGAAGAGTACGAAGACCTACTTTCAAGAATGCCTAAAGAAATTCGTTGGGAAGACCTATCATTCTACGAAACAGAAGACGGAACCAGCGGAACACAGGCCCTTGCCTGTACATCAGACGGCAATTGTGAGATTGTAGACATTTCCGCATAATAGGTATATAATAAAGATTGGGGTAAAACCCAAAATTCCTGGGCACAATGCCCAGAAATAAGGAGGATCTAAATTGGCAACAAAAGAAGATCTTAACAATGATGGAAAGGTAACTATGCAAGAGAAAATTCTAGCAGCGTTAGCAAGCTATGGTCGTCACTTTTTAGGTGCGGCTATTGCTCTTTACATGACTGGAAATACTGACCCAGGAGACCTAATCAAGGGTGGTATTGCGGCTTGTCTACCAGTTATTTTGAAGGCACTTAATCCAAATGAAAGTTCATTTGGCTTTACAAAGAAGTAAAATTCAGTAAGTAATTAGGACGGCTCCTATGCTAAAATGGGCATAGGAGTTTTCCTATTTAGGAGATTTAGCAAATGGCAGGTCAAAAGAATTGGGAAGTGGATCAAAACACTACCTTTACATTTACCGTTGAATATAAAGACGACGACGGAGATCCAATCGTTCTTACAGATTGTTCCGCAAAAATGCAGGTTCGTGATACTAAGGGCGGAAGCAAGTTAGCTTTTAGTCTTACATCACCAGCAGGCGGTATACTAATAGACGAAGCCCTTGGCAAAATTACTATCAAGATGACCCCTACACAAACAAACAAGTTATTCTATCCAAAGTCTTCATATGACATTATGTTGACAGATAGCAATTTAAATAAAACAAAATTGCTTGAAGGATTTATAACTTTGAGTAGATCGGTAACTATTTAATGCCAATTACAAATAACAATAGTAATCCTACAGTAGTAGTTAATGAACAAGTAAATAAGATTGTTGTAAATACTCCTGGACCACAAGGTCCTCGTGGTCAAGGAATCTTAAATGGCTCTGGAGCACCAGCAAGCAATTTAGGGTTTCAAAATGATTTTTACTACGACATAACAACTACCAGTCTTTATGGACCCAAGTTATCCGATGCAACCTGGGCGGGAGCAACAATAATCATACTAGATCCCCCAATTTCATTTCAATCTTCTTGGGAGGTCGGACAACTGTCAGGACCTACTCAGGGCCTGTACTCTATTGCAATAACACACAATTTGGGGTTTAGTCCAAATGTCACCGTAAAGGCAAGCTCTGGAGATGTATTAGAAACAGGGATAGACTATAATAGTATTAATCAAATAACACTGACTATGGCACAACCATTTTCAGGGACAGCGTTCCTGTCTTAAGGAGAAATAGAATATGGCAAGAAAATATTTAGTTAGTATAGATCTTAGCAAGAATGAATTACAAAATGCTAGAATTCAAAACCTAGCATCGGCACCAGCAAGCCCAGTATCTGGTCAGGTATACTACAATACCGCAGATAATATTATGTACTTTTACAACGGTACAGAATTTATTTCAACATCTGGATCGCTAGAGGTTATTCAAGATGCAATTAATTCTACTCTAGTAGCAGGCACTGGATTAGATAAAACCTATAATGATAACGCAGGTACTTATACTTTAGATATTGATTCTACGGTTGCTACCCTTACTGGAACTCAAACTTTTACAAATAAAACATTGACCAGCCCAGTTTTAGGCGGAGCCACAATAACAAGCTCAGGAAACCTTGTTGTAAAGCCAGCC